GCTCTCGAACAGCATCTAGGGGTTTAGGAGATACGGTAGAGCGTTTTACCGCTGCTACAGGTATCAAGCAAGTTGCCGAGAAAATTTCCGAGGTAACGGGGCGCGATTGCGGGTGCGCTAAACGCCGTGACACGTTAAACAGAACATTCCCTTACAACAAGTAATTATGGCAATTAAACTAACAGACAAGATACATACTGTAGCCGCAGGTGTAGACACGGTAAACCGAGGCTCGGCTCAAGCTAACGCAGGCCGAGAGGCTTACACTCTTCAAGAAGTGTCAGACCTTATTGGCGGCGGCGGTGGCGCTGTTGACTCTATTGCAGCAGGAGACGGAGTTACCGTTAGCGCAGCAACAGGTAACGTAACTGTATCTGCTAAGATTGGCGGTACCAACGCGGATGACTTTATAGCTTTGTTTACTGCCGACGATGCTGTAAATGCTTCTAGGATAGCAACTACTTTTTTTACTTCGAATATTCCAACAGGAGGTATTTTAACGTATGGTCAATATTCATTTGGAGAATTAAACAATCCAGTTATAGCTGTTTTCCAAAAGACCTCTATGATTTTATTTCAGACCCAAGACACAGCTCCTACGAGTGCGTCTACGGGAGGTCTTGCAGGGCAGGTAGTTCTATATCACGGAGACGAAACTGACGCTGATAACGGTATTTATGTGTGCGTAGTTTCGGGTGCTGCGGGAGCGGCAAAGTGGACTAAGTCGGCATTAACAAACGTCTAAGAAATTATGGCATATCAAAAATTACAAGTGGGCTTAGGGGTCAATGTTATTCCCAGCGACACGATTAACATCCCCAATGTATCTGGCCCTACTCAAAGTGGTAGCGCAACGTCTACATCGGCAAATAATTTGGTAGATACGGCAGCTACTTTCACTAATAACTTAGTGGGTTACATTGTCTATAATACCACTGACAATACAGTCGCTACTGTAACTTCAGTTACTGACGCCAATACACTTGTGTTAAGCGCGGATATTATGGCAAATGCAGAGAGCTATACATTGTACGCTGACGATAACGCGGGCTGTGTATTGTATGTAGGCGGAGCTGGTGACTTACGGGTCTTAACTTCCAGCGGGAGCGACATTACTTTCACGGGAGTTTTGGCTGGGTCATTTATCCCTGTTCAGGTAAAGCGAGTTTTTTCTACTAGCAATACAGCTACATCGATTTTAGCTCTCTGGTAATATGCAGGGTACGGCAATAATTATCGGCAATATGATTGGCGGCATCACGGCAGGCGGTGGTGGCGTTATTGCTCCTACGTTCTTTATTATAGGAGATGGGACTATTGACGGAGATAATATTATTGACGAGTCAGGGAATTTTTTAGTAAGCGAATTAGCCCCAGTCGTATTTACTGGCCTTTTAGATACCTACCCAGGTGCGGCAGCTGGTTATAGCTTACGCAGTCTAAGCTCTACCTATACAGGCTTTGCTATTAAAGTACAGGACAACGTAGGTGGAGCGACTCTTGATGTAGGTTTTGATAGTAACAGAGAGTTAGACACTTCTGCTATTGCCGCTTACGGAGGTGTTAATGATGTCTTTGTAGAGACTTGGTACGACCAGAGTGGCAATGGTAATAACTCTACTCAAGCTACGTCTGCTAACCGTCCAAAGATTTATGATGGTACAACGGGTGCGGTGGTGATTAACAACGGCAAACCTTCGCTTGATTTTAAGGCGGGAGATTTTATGGCAGACACGACTTGGAACGGAGCCTCGACAACCTATATTTTCAACGTCCTTCAATCGAACGGCTTGGAAGCATTACCAAGGATTGGAATCGATGTTGGTTCTGTTGTCGAATATTACGGCTTAGGAATTAACGGCAACACAGGAGCAAGTAGCGCGGGAATTGGTAGCTTATCGCAATTCAGTAACGGAACTTCAATTGGAGCAACGCGTAACGATATTTGGGACGCGCTGCAATCGCAAAGCGTTCTAACCGTTTCGGGTGATTTCAGCACTTGGACGGGCGGCTTTGGATTGACTCGAAGCGGACAGAAAATGTACACTTTCGGACAAGAGTTTATTATTTATAATTCCGACCAATCCACCAACCGCACAGGCATTGAAACCAACATCAACGATTTCTACAGCATTTACGGGCCTACGCCTACGCCTCTTCTTTTAAATTTATATCCTAATGCTTCTGCGGGTTACTCTTTGCGTAAGCTCAACACGAGCTACACAGGTTTTGCTATTAAGGTACAGGACACCGTAGGCGGGTCTACGCTAGATGTAGGCTTCGATAGCAACGGAGAGTTAGATACTTCTGCTATTATTTCTTACGGAGGCTCTAACGACGTCTTCGTAGAGACTTGGTACGACCAGAGCGGCAATAGTAATAACGCAACTCAAGCTACGTCTGCTGACCGTCCAAAGATTTATGACGGTACAACGGGAGTGGTGATAACGGAGAACGGGAAGCCTGCGGTAGAATTTACTTCAAACAGTCAGATTTTACAAAGCACCAGCGCCACCGCGTTTACGGGGGTTATTGAAAACGAGCTTTATTGCGTGGCATCTTACGATACAATAAATGTTGGAAACCAATACGCTTCAGGGGTTCAAATTGGTGGAGCAACTAGGGGTGTGATGATTGGTACAAATTCATCAAACGCTCAAATTCGGTATCATTCTAATGCTACAAACTTTGAAGTGGCAGTTGGCGGTACAATAGTAGCAGCCACTCAGGTTCTTAACGGAGGTACATATGATGGCACGACGCGACACGCTCGACTCAATGGGGCATCTGTCGGCACGAATACAGACGTAGGAAACACAGGTACCGCAGACCTTTATTTTATCGGCAAACATCCAAGCTTACAGGGTGGTACATCTAAACGGGTGCAGGAATCAATCATTTATGCTGCATATAGTGGAAATGAATTAGGTATTGAAACCAACATCAACGACTTTTATTCGATTTATTAAGATGGCAATTAAACTCACAGATAAGATACATACTGTAGCCGCAGGTGTAGACACCGTAAACCGAGGCTCGGCTCAAGCTAACGCAGGTAGAGAAGCTTACACTCTTCAAGAAGTGTCAGACCTTATTGGCGGCGGAGATATTACAGTAGATTTTCAAGGTGATGGGCGTATGGTGTTTTGTTCGGATACGGAAGATGAGTTGAAGTGTTTTTTTAATATAAAATACGATTCGTCTACCAATACAATGAACTTCAGTTCTATAACGTATCTGCTACAAAATAATTACGCATCATCAGACGACACAACTCCCACATATTTTGGAAGGGGAGTAGAGTCGTATAGGAGTATTACTACTGTTACTTTAACACCCGCAACATTCTATGTTATCGAGGGAGTAACAGTTACTCCATCAAATGCAACTTCAGAAAGCAATGTATCCACAGGTTTCTTGGCTTGGACAGCGTTCGCGTACTCAGTCGGTTCAGTTGGAATGATTATAAAGGGTAATATTGTACAGGCAAGTACTTTAACAGGCAGCAATGGTTCACCTGTTTACTTAGACACTACCGATGGAGGTGCAACATCAACTCGTCCTACCGCATCAGGAAATGTCGTTAGGGTAATAGGGTATAAAATAAATAACAAAGAGATGTATTTTGACCCTTCAAAAGATTGGACTGTAATTCCTTAAATTAATATTATGGCAAACGTAAAATTTTCAGAGTTTACAGCTGAGACAACTGTAGGAAATGTAACTGAGATAGTCGGTCTTACGGCGGCGGGTAACATCAAAATTACCCCTACGAATTTTTTATCTGGAGCAGGAGCTAACCTAGAGAAAAACCCATCGGGTGCAGCAGCAGGAGATTATTCACCTGGTTCTACTTTCTTTAACGCTTGGGCTTCTGGTGCAACGACGCTTGGTCAAGCTTATTATTGGACTGGCTCTGTGTGGGAAGCTTCCAATGCTACTGATAGCACTAAGTCTACGGGTATTATTGCTATTGCAGCTTCTACTAATTCTTCGTCAATGCTCCGCGAGGGTAATATCGTACTGGACTCAAGTTCTAGCATTACTACGTTGGGGGCTCCTATTTATTTATCTACAACCGACGGTCTTTTAACGGACACGCAACCTACTGGAACCACAGGATTTATTGTTCGAATTGTAGGTTATGTTTTGGACGTAACCAATAAAATTGCTTATATAAATCCAGACAGTTCGTTCATCACACTAGCTTAAAAATGTCTTAGTATGGCGACTATTCAAAAAGTAAGCGGAATTGATTTCGCCAATATATCTAATTTTGACGGAGTTGATGTCTCAGCTTTAGGGTCCATCAATCTTATAGATAAGCCAGCTACGGGCGGTTCTTTACTTTTAGATACCTACCCAGGTGCGAGAGCTGGACATAGCTTACGCCGTCTAAGCTCTACCTATACGGGTAGCGCTATTAAAGTACAGGACACCGTAGGTGGAGCCACTCTTGATGTAGGCTTCGATAGCAACGGAGAGTTGGACACGGCTGCTATTATTGCTTATGGAGGCAGTAATGACGTGTTCGTACAGACTTGGTACGACCAGAGTGGTAGTGGGAACAACGCTACTCAAGTTTCGTCTCCCAACCGACCTAAGATTTACGATGGGTCAACGGGTGCTGTGACAACGGAGAACGGTAAGCCTGCGATTAATTTCATTAGGAGCTCTAGTGACTATTTCTTAATTAGCTATCCTAATTTAGACCAAGGCGATATAACAATAAGCACAGTTTGCGCTAGTAACAATACTTCAAACGCCGCAATGCAATTTGTTTTGGGAGGTACGAACACAAATAGGATTTGGCATTATTCACCAGGCTCAAACTCTGACAGGTTTTATTACGGTAGCAGGTCACCTATAACTTATACTGTAAACGACACAAATCAAAATTTATTCAGCGTTACAGCAGGTACCACATCGAATGGCTTTCGAGTTTTCAAGAATACAGTCGAGTATCCGATTGCCTTGGCGCTTCTGACAGGGAGTCTTGATACGACACAAATGAGGATTGGCGCGTATATTAATAACGGTATTACTTGGTCTGGAACGATGCAAGAATTTATTGTGTATCCAATAGACGAAACAAACAACCTAACAGGAATTGAAACCAACATCAATAATTTCTACGTCATCTATTAATATCGTTATCTTTACACAATATGAGTAACTATCTAATCGTACCTCCCGAAGGAGGGCTTACATCTGAGGAGCGAGCAGCAGCTATCTCACGTCAGTTGTATTGTATCACCCGTCCAGAATCTATCCAGAACCCTGACGAGGCAAGCTTCAATTTATTTGGCTCTGCCATCCATCCTACTACAGGGGAAGCAGCGCTGTCTATTATTTTAGACTGGGTTATCTATGTCAACGCAGCGGTCGACTTGACCGAGCTACAGTCTTTATTTCCTTTAATGCCACAAGCAGAGATGGACGCCCTTACTACGCTTATCACTACGTCTTCAACGGTTCTCTTTGAACAGATTATCCCCACCGAGTGTACGGTCCACGACCAAGCGTATATGGAGGCTAACGGATGGTTTCCACCAGACCCTATTGAAGAATTGACTGAGGACGTTGACTTTATTGAAGAGTAATATCTTCTACCTAATGAAATCTAATTCAACTATAAATCGATATATAAATTTTATACTGATTAGAAAAAATGGGAATCGAAATCGACAAGGATACCAAGCTATCATTAGGGATAAAAGACTTTATCAGTTTGGGGGTAGTGCTGTCGACATTCATTGGGATGTACTTTACTCTGAAGAGTGAGATAGCCGAGGCAAAAGAACTCCCTGTTCCGCAGGTGTCATCTGTAGAGCTTAAAATTCACGATGAACTTATTGATAGCGCTATTATGTCTACCAGTAAAGACGTAACGGTGCTTAAAGAAGATATCCAAGAAATAAAGCAGGTCCTTCAAAAACTAGACGACCGTATCTATAAATTAAGTAATCAATAAAATGGCAAAGTCTGTAGTAAATATCAAGTCTGCCTCTAGCTGTACAAAACGACCTGGTATACACTCTAAAAACACTAGCCGTTTAACCAAAAGCAAAGGGCGTAAAAAGCCCTATCGCGGTCAAGGACGATGAGAGATATCAATAAAATTATTGTCCATTGCTCGGCTACAAAAGAAGAGCAAGAGTTTTTTGCGGACGATATCCGCCGATGGCATAAAGCCCGAGGGTTCTCTGATATAGGCTACCACTTTGTTATTAACCTAGACGGGGTAATTGAATACGGCAGAGATTTAAAACTTACTGGAGCTCATTGTAAAGGCCATAACGAGGGCTCTATTGGTATTTGCTATATAGGAGGTCTTGATAAAGACGGCGAACCTATGGACACTAGGACCGATGAGCAGGTCGATTCTCTTACGATGCTTATATGTACTCTTAAACGATTGCATTGCAATGCAGAGGTTCACTCTCATAACGATTTTTCTAATAAAGCTTGCCCTTCATTTGACGCAACAGCAGAGTACCGATGGGCCTAGATAAAAAGAAAAAGTTCCGCGATACCAAGATGGCAGGGTGGCTTAAATCCAAAGCTCCCGATATCTTACGTGTCGTAGGCGATGTAGTCCCTGACGCGGGCGTTTTAGGCATCATAAGCCGACTTATAGACGACGACCCTAAGATGGACCCTGCTGACAAAGAACAGGGCCACAATCACCTTAAAGAGCTTTATGCATTAGAAGTGTCCGATAGGGATTCCGCACGTAAGCGCGAGGTAGAGATTTCTAAGACTAGCAATTTTGACCTTATGTTCAACCTAACGGGTATAATTGGCTTGAGTTCTTTCGCTTTTATTATATATGCCATTGTCTATTTAACCATTCCAGAACCCAATAAAGAGGTTTGGATTCACCTCATCGGAATTACTGAGGGTATCGTCTTAAGTATCTTTGGTTACTTCTTTGGGAGTGCTGTAAGGAAAAATAGAGATTGATTACCTTTGAATACTAAACCTCACGACTATGCCTAAGATTAGTACATACGCAACAGTTACTCCTAGCCCTTCCGATAGGATTGTTGTTAGCGATGCTAACGACTCTAATGCAACTAAAAATATTACTGTAGAATCACTGTCTTCAGCGACAGCTCCTGCTTATTATATCGACGCATTTTCTAATGCGGCAGCTACAACAACTATATCAGCGGCGGATACTTATGTTGATTTAAATGTGGTGCTTTCTACAGGGTTGTCTGACGGGTATACCGCCACTAATGAACTGGTGTCAAATGTAAATACGCCACAGACTACACTGCTTTCTCAAGTAACAGTGGTGTTAAGTTTAAAAGCATCTAATAATAATGTTATTACGGGTTTAATAACACAGAAGACTTCAGGTGGAACTGAGACAGATATAGTTTCCTCTACAAGTAGCGTAACAGAAACAGGCAACAGTACTGAGTTTAATTTAGTTATGACCTGTATTGCCAATTTGGTTTTTGGCGACAGCTTAAAAATTAAAGTTAAAAACAGTGCAATTGCGAACATAGACTGTTCGCACGTAAGCGTTGTCGTTCATTCTATCTAAACTATGCTTATCCGTAAAATTTCTATAGGCCCTGACTATAAGTCGGCTATGCACTATTTAATAGGGCAGGAGGTTTTAGGGGGCGGTTATAAAATCCACCTCATAAAAAGTGAGGTTAAATCAAATTCAATCCAAATATGGATAGAGCGCAACGATGAGATAGTTCTGTGGAAACACTTCTCTCATTCTATGCCTGTGTCCGTAGAGTACAACATTAACTTTTAATGAGGTCACCAGACGCATTTATAGTTCAGCCACTTAACGATACCAGGTACGATAACATAAGAGAGATGGGTGATGTAGAATTCATCGTAAGCTCCTCTCAAGAAGACCATAGGTTTTCTAATCGTTATGCTATAGTAGAGGCAACCCCCATTTCTTATACAGGTCCTATTTCTAAAGGAGATACCCTACTCGTCCATCATAATGTATTTAAATACTATTACGATATGAAAGGCGTTCAAAAAAGTGGGCGTAGCTACTTTAAAGACCAGCTATTTTTTATCGAAGAAGAGCAATTCTTCTTGTACAAAAAAGACGACCAGTGGAAAGCCCACAGCAAGTACTGTTTTGTAAAGCCTGTAGAAGAAAAAGAATCGTGGATAAAGAAGTTCGTTAAGGAAGAACCTCTATTTGGGACTCTTCGCTATGGCAACGAGCAGTTAGAAAAGCTAGGAGTTAAAGAAGGCGATGAGATTTCTTTTACCCCGCAAAGTGAATACGAGTTTACCGTCGACGGGGAAAAGCTTTATCGTATGTATACTGAGAACATAACGATGGTCTTATGAATATAAAAGAGCTTAAACTAGAGATTATAAAAGCAGGCCATAGAGCTGTAGAGCAGCTTATTAAAGTCGCTAAAGAGGATATTATAAAGCCTGATATCGAAGACGAGCTAGCAGCCGATAGGCTTAAGAACGCAGCGGCTACTAAAAAACTAGCTATATTCGATGCTCTTGAGATACTCAATCGAATTGAACAAGAGAAAGAAAATTTAGAAGCAGCTGAAAAACGCGGCGACTCATCTACCAATACCAAACAAGGCTTTGCAGAACGACGGTCAAAATAACCTTCTTACCTACCTTACTGATATCGTCCCTCCTGCGGCGATGGCGGCAAAAAATAGAGGTAAAACCTGGGAGTATGGCTACAATGAAAAGTATGATTTTGTCGTTATATCCAAAGACGGAACTGTAGGAGATGTCGTGGATATCCAGGGACTTCGTATTGCTCTTCCCGCTAAAAATAAAGAGCCGATACAGCGTAGTAAGAATAAAAAAGAGCAGTATTGGCAACCGCTTCAATATCCTAAAGAACTCTCTCGTATCAAGACTATCTTTCAGTGGAATGAAATGCCTACCGAGTTTAAAGATAAGTGGGTAGATTTTATAGAAGAGGAGTTTAACCGTAGAGAGAACGGCGTGTGGTTTATGAATAACGGTAAGTCTACGTATGTAACGGGGTCTCATTATAGCTACCTTCAATGGACTAAAATCGACGTAGGACTTCCTGACTTTAGAGAAGCCAATCGCATATTCTATATATTTTGGGAAGCGTGTAAGGCCGACGCCCGAAGTTTTGGTATGTGCTACCTAAAGATTCGTCGTTCAGGATTTTCTTTTATGGGTTCTTCAGAATGCGTTAATATCGGTACGTTAGCTAAAGACGCGCGTGTAGGTATACTTTCTAAAACGGGTTCTGACGCTAAGAAGATGTTTACGGATAAGGTCGTTCCTATATCGGCAAACTATCCGTTTTTCTTTAAGCCTATCCAGGACGGTATGGACAAGCCAAAGACCGAGCTAGCTTACCGTATCCCCGCCTCTAAAATTACCAAGCGCAATATGTACTTGGATGAGGATAACGAGTTAGATGGTCTTGACACAACTATAGATTGGAAGAATACATCAGACAACAGCTATGACGGAGAGAAGCTCCTATTGCTGGTACACGATGAGAGCGGGAAGTGGGAGAAGCCAGAGAACATCCTCAATAACTGGCGCGTTACTAAAACTTGCCTGCGACTAGGTAGCCGCATTATAGGTAAGTGTATGATGGGTTCTACTTCTAATGCGCTGAGTAAAGGGGGTGGTAACTATAAGACTTTATTTTCGCAATCTGACGTCAGCAACCGCAATGCTAACGGGCAAACTAAAAGCGGTATGTACAGTCTCTTTATTCCTATGGAATGGAATTTTGAGGGTTATATAGATATCTATGGGATGCCAATTTTTAGGACTCCTGCAATTGCATCTAAAGGCATTGACGGAAGTGTTATTAAAATTGGTGCTATTGACTATTGGGAGAATGAAGTGGCGTCATTAAAAAATGACCCTGACGCTCTTAACGAATTCTATAGGCAGTTCCCTAGGACGGAGTCTCACGCTTTTAGAGATGAAAGCAAACAGTCGCTATTTAATCTTACCAAGATATACCAGCAGATAGACTATAACGATACGATGATTAAGGAGCATTACCTTACTCGTGGTTCGTTTCATTGGCTCAACGGAGAGAAAGACACCAAGGTAATTTGGACTCCAGAGCGTAACGGTAGATTTGTGTTGGGATGGATACCTCCTGCCCATTTACAAAACAATGTTATTACGCGCAACGGGATGAAATTTCCTGGCAATGAACATATAGGGTCGTTTGGATGTGACCCTTATGATATATCAGGCGTAGTCGGCGGAAGAGGTTCTAATGGTTCTCTTCACGGGATGACTAAGTTTAATATGGATGACGCCCCGAGCAGTGAGTTTTTTCTAGAGTATGTAGCACGTCCTCAAACGGCAGAGATATTTTTTGAAGAGGTACTAATGGCCTGTATTTTCTATGGTATGCCTATCCTAACGGAGAATAATAAACCAAGGCTTCTCTATCATTTTAAACATAGAGGCTATCGAAAGTTTTCTATGAACCGTCCCGACAAGAAGTTTAATAAACTCTCTAAAACAGAGAAAGAACTTGGAGGTATACCCAATAGTTCTGAGGACGTCAAGCAGTCTCACGCTTCTGCTATAGAATCGTATATTGAAAAACATATCGGTATAGATTTAGAAGGAACTTATCGTTCGGCAGGGGATATCGGAGTGATGCCGTTTACTCGAACCTTAGAAGACTGGGCTAAATTTGATATCAATAACAGGACAAAATTTGATGCTACTATCAGTTCGGGATTGGCAATTATGGCGAATCAAAAACACGTATATCAACCCGAAGAAAAGCAATCGAAAATATCTGTTACCTTTGCTAGATACAACAACCGTGGAAACATCAGCGAACTAGTTAAATAATGAGAGATGTTCAAGTCAATATAGCATCTACCTCGTTCCCTACTCAATTTGTTTCTGACTCCGAAAAAGCAAGTAGTGAGTTTGGAATCCAAGTAGGCCAAGCCATTCAATATGAGTGGTTTAAAAGAGATGGTAACAGTTGTAGATTCTATAGCCAATGGCGAGAATTTAATCGATTACGCCTGTACTCTCGCGGGGAGCAATCGGTAGCGAAATACAAAAACGAGCTATCTACAGATGGTGACCTTTCGTATCTCAATTTAGACTGGACACCTATTCCTATCATACCTAAGTTTGTTGATATTGTAGTTAACGGTATGTCCGACAGGTTGTTTGATGTAAAGGCATATGCTCAGGATGCTATGTCTTCTGCTAAACGCAGTAAATACCAGGATATGATAGAGGCCCAGATGGTCTCTAAAGATTTATTACTACAGGTTCAGCAAGACTTTGGCGTTGACCCCTTTACAGTAGCTCCTGACGATTTACCCAACAGCGATGAAGAGCTATCTCTTTATATGCAGCTTAACTATAAGCCTGCTATTGAAATTGCAGAAGAGACGGCGATTAATACGTTGTTGGACCAAAATCATTATAGCGAGACACGCCAACGGGTAGACTATGACCTAACTACTTTAGGGATTGGTATTGCAAAGCACGAGTTTTTGAAGGGAGACGGGGTACGGGTAGAGTATGTAGACCCTGCTAATGTGGTATACAGCTATACTGAAGACCCATACTTTAAAGATACTTTTTACTGGGGTGAGATTAAAACGGTAGCTATTACAGAGCTGATTAAAATCGACCCTACCCTTACCAGGGAAGACCTAGAGGAAATTTCTAAGTATTCTCAAAGTTGGTATGATTACTATAACGTAGCGGAGCTTTATCAAAACGATATGTTCTATCGTGATACCGCTACGCTGATGTATTTTAATTATAAGACGACTAAGAAGTTTGTCTATAAGAAGAAGATTAACGAAACGGGCGGAAGTAAGGTTATCGAGAAAGACGATACATTCAACCCGCCAGATGAGATGATGGAAGAGGGTCGTTTTGAGAAAATCGAAAAGACTATCGATGTATGGTATGAGGGTGTTATGGTTATGGGAACCAGCATCCTACTTAAGTGGGAGATGGCAGAAAATATGGTCCGACCTAAATCGGCATCTCAATATGCAGTTCCTAATTACGTAGCGTGTGCGCCTCGTATGTACAAAGGAAATATAGAGTCGTTAGTTCGTCGTATGATTCCTTTAGCTGACCAGATACAAATTACGCACCTTAAGTTACAGCAGGTGATGTCTCGTATTGTCCCTGACGGTGTCTTTATCGATGCCGATGGACTTAACGAAGTCGACCTGGGTACGGGTAACGCATATAACCCAGAAGATGCTTTGCGGCTATATTTCCAGACAGGTAGTGTTATAGGTAGAAGCTATACCCAGGACGGCGAGTTTAATAACGCCCGCGTTCCTATCCAGCAGCTTACCAGTAACTCGGGACAGTCGAAGATTAGTGCTCTTATCGGCAACTACAATCACTATCTCAGTATGATACGTGATATAACGGGTCTTAACGAAGCGCGTGATGGCTCTACACCAGACCCCTATGCTTTAGTTGGTGTACAGAAGTTGGCGGCTTTAAACTCTAATGTAGCTACACGGCATATATTAGACGGAAGCCTTTATATCCTTAAATCTATGGCCGAAGCCCTTTCGTGCCGAGTAGCTGATATATTGGAGTACGCTGATTTTAAAGAAGAGTTTTCAAATCAAATTGGCAAGTACAATGTATCTATCCTTAACGATATCAAAGATTTATATATCTATGACTTCGGGGTATTTATTGAAGTAGCTCCTGATGAAGAACAGAAGGCTATGCTGGAGCAAAATATCCAGATGGCGCTTTCTAAAAATGACATCAACTTAGAGGATGCCATTGATATTCGGGAGATTAGAAATATTAAACTTGCCAACCAACTTCTTAAGTTAAAGCGCAAGAAAAAGCAGGAGCGCGAGGAGGCTATGCAATTGCAGCAGCAACAAACACAGATGCAGCAGCAGTTCCAGTCTCAAAAAATTGCTGCCGATTCTGAGATGATGAAAATCCAGGCAGAAGGGCAACAAAAAGTTCAGGTAAAGCAGGCCGAAGTAGCGTTCGATATTGAGCGTATGCAGATGGAGGCTCAGCTGAAAAACCAACTTATGCAGCAGGAGTTTAACTTTAATATGCAGCTTAAGGGGCTTGATGAAGAGCTAATTGCGGGAAGAGAGGATATGCGAGAAGATGCTAAAGGCAAGCGTATCAGCCAGCAAAATACAGAGCAGTCTAAACTAATCAATCAGCGTAAGAATAACTTACCTCCCATCAATTTTGAATCCAATGAGGACAGCCTAGATGGCTTCGACCTTGCTGAATTTGACCCACGATGAAGGATTTTAAAATAGTTATCTTCGCACAAATTAAATCTAATGGAAATTAAAGTACGAGACCTAGGAGCTTTGGAAGAAAAATCTACTGCTGAAATAGAGCAAGAACTTCTTGAAAAGCACGAAGCTCAATTTAGTGATGAGAATTCACCTGAAGTAGTAGAGGAAATTGTGTCGGAACCGACACAAATCTCTTCTGATTTAGATGAAGAGCAAGTTCTTTCTTTCTTAAAAGACCGATACGGAAAAGAAGTCAATAACTTAGACGAGCTTTTGGAACAGCGTAATAACGCTCCAGAACTTCCTGAAGATGTAGACGCTTATTTCCGTTTCAAAAAAGAAACTGGTCGCGGCCTTAAGGATTTTGTTGAACTCAACAAAGACTATGAGGCTGTCGATACAGATACTCTCTTAGCGGAGTACTACCTAGCTACTGAAGAAGGCTTAGATGCCGACGATGTAAAGGGTATGGTAGAAGACTTAACTTATGATGAAGACCTCGATGAGGAGTCTTTTGTACGTAAGCAAAAAGTAGCTAAGAAAAAGGTGGTTAATAAGGCCAAGAAATATTTTTCTGACCTTCAAGAGCAATATAAGGTACCCCTTGAGTCAAGTGGTAACCCGTTGTCTGGAGAAGAGAAGGAGAACTTTGAAGCCTATCAACAATACGTGAAAGAGTCTAGTAGTGTCCAACAAGAGAACACTCGTCGTAACGAGTGGTTTCGGAAGCAAACTGACGAAGTTTTTTCTGATAAATTCAAAGGTTTTGAATTTGCAGTCGGAGAAAAGGACGTCACTTTTAATCCAGGAAATGCTAGCGACTTAAAGTCGGCTCAGTTAGATATTATGAACTTCGTAAATAAGTTTATAGGGGATGACGGGTTGATTAAAGACGCTGCGGGATACCACAAGGCTTTAAGCGTGGCAATGAATCCTTCTAAATTTGCCGAGTTCTTTTATGAGCAGGGTAAGTCTGATGGCGTCGAAGATATAAGTCGTAAGTCCAAAAATATTAATATGGATTCGCGGCGAGTACCTGAGACAGCTAATAAGGATGGGGTGCAAATTCGGAGCGTAAGTTCCGATTCGGGACGTGGCCTCAAAATTAAGAGCGCCCGTCGAGTGTAATATTTTAAAACAAAAAAAATGGCTGTATTAACATCCCCTGGATTCGATTTGAATCCAGCACCAAGTAAAGTAGCTCTTCAAACGAACTACATTACTAATTTTAATTTCTTAAACCAGTATCTTCCTGATACCTACGAGAAAGAATTCGAGCGTTACGGTAACCGTACTGTTTCTGGATTCTTACGTATGGTAGGAGCGGAGATGCCTTCTAACTCTGACCTTATCAAATGGGCTGAGCAAGGACGTTTGCATACTAAGTATACAAACTGTAATGCTGACACAGCACCTTCTGCTGCTGCTGAGCACACGTTTACTGTAACTCTACCTGCTGGTGTTTCAACAGCGGCTTTGCGAGTTGGTCAAACCGTTATGATTTCTGCTAACGCAGGCGCATCAACATTGAACAATAAAGCCGTTGTAACTGAAGGTTCTAGCACTCCTACTGGAGCAGGTGGTACTTTTACCTTTAAGGTAAAGTATTACGAGACTACTCAAAACTTTCCTCAAAACACTACTTGTACTGTATTTGTATACGGTTCTGAGTTTGCTAAAGGAACAGATACAATGGTTGGTTCTTTAGAAGCTGAAGACAACTTCTTTGAGAATAAGCCTATTATCTTGAAGGACACTTATAGTGTTAATGGTTCTGATATGGCTCAAATCGGTTGGGTTGAAGTAACTACCGAGAACGGAGCTACTGGATACTTATGGTATTTGAAGTCTGAGCACGAGACACGTCTTCGTTTTGACGACTACTTGGAGACTGCTATGATTGAAGCTGTACCTGCTGTAGCTGGTTCTGGAGCATTGGCTGAGCTTAGCCCTGCTGCTAATTCTGCTACTGGTGGCGGCGCTGGAAGTACAGATGCTGGTTCTGACGGAATCTTCTATGTAGTAAATACTCGAGGAAATGTATTCCAAGGTATCCCAACTACATTGGCTGAGTTTGACACTATTATCCAGCGATTGGATAAGCAGGGTTCTATCGAAGAGAATGTAATCTTCGTTAACCGTGACTTCTCATTTGCTATTGATGATATGTTGGCTGCTCAGAACTCTTACGGAGCTGGTGGTACTTCTTACGGTCTCTTTGACAATGACGAAGAGATGGCGTTGAACCTAGGTTTCCGTGGTTTCCGTCGTGGCTATGACTTCTATAAGTCTGACTGGAAGTACTTGAACGACCCAACTATGCGTGGTGGTCTTAATTCGGGTAAGGTAGATGGTTTATTGGTGCCAGCTGGCTCAACAACTGTATACGACCAGATTATGGGTAAGAATGCTAAGCGACCTTTCCTTCACGTTCGGTACCGCGCTTCAGAAACTGAAGACCGTCGTTACAAGACTTGGATTACTGGTTCTGCTGGTGGAGCAGTCAATAGCTCTATCGATAAGATGCAAGTTAACTTCTTGTCTGAACGAGCTGTTTGCACTTTAGGTGCCAACAACTTCTTCTTGTTCCGTGACTAATCTCTGAAAGGGAGGGGGCAGTAAAACCTCCTCCCTTTTTCTTTTTAAACTTTAAATTCAATCGAATGAAAAATTCAAATCCTATTGTAGACAAGGTCTACAAACTCAACCGCGATGTGGCACCGTTAACTTTTACGCTGTCTTCCCGCAATACCGCTCGTAAGCCGCTTATGTATTTTGACGGACAAGTCAATCGCGCTTTACGCTATGCTCGCAATCAAAAAACGCCTTTCGAGGACGAGCAAGACGGAAACTTTATTTTAGAACCAATCGTCTTTGAAGACGGGTTCCTTTCTGTACCAAAAGAAAACCAGGTACTACAACATTTTTTAAGCCTACATCCTGATTCGGGTGCGGCATTTTCTGAAGTCGATAAGGAAAAGGACGCTCAAGAAGAGCTCGACTATATGGTCCTGGAAGCTGACGCTTTAGCTGCTGCACGTAAGATGGACCTTACCGAAATGGAAATGGTCGCCCGTGTACTACTAGAAATTGACCCTTCTAAACTTTCGTCTTCGGAGCTTAAGCGCGATATTTTAATTCTCGCTAAACGCTACCCAGAAGATTTCCTAGATGCTTTAGAAGACCCTTCGCTGGATATGTTTGGCAAGGTGGCTTTATTTCTAGAAAAGAATTTATTGGGACTTCGCAATAACGGACGCGATGTCCACTTTAATTTGAAGACTAACAAGAAACGTATGATGTCTGTTCCGTTTGGTGAAGACCCTAAGTCAGCTATCTCAGCTTACTTGAAATCTGATGACGGAATTGAAATCTTAAAGATGCTTGAGAAGCATCTAGAGTGATTTTTTAAAATACCTATCTTTGGGTTTTAATCATCTAATTTTTTAACGATGGCTTCATTTTTCACTGTAGAAACCGCTAGTTACGGTAATCTACTTATTCCGCTAGACAATCTTCTTTGGGTTAACACAGGCGGCGCTACTACCACTGATTTGTATTATGCTAACGGAGCCGCTACAACGACTTTAGACGTTATTACGGTTACTCACGATAGCGAAGCGGCTCCTTATGCTCTCGGGTCTATGATAGACGTGATTCAACAGCTTATCGTAGAGTCAGCCCAATCAAAATGGTCTGAAGCTACGATGGATATTACTAATCGAGTGCCTGCTACAATTTCTAACGTAGCGATTGGAACCGCATAAAAATAGAAACTATGAAAAAGTATTTAAATATTTTCTACAATAACGCAGAAACCCCTCCTGTATTGATTAATGCTTCTAACATTATGATGATTAAACAGGGGTCGGCAAATACGACTACCGAAATCATTTATAACGCAGATGCAGGTGCGGACACTATCGTGTTAACTCACGCTGCTGATGCTGGTTTTCTAGTTCAGAATTTCTTAGTAGCAGAAGTCGTTAAGTTGATGTCTTCGTCTTATACTAATGCAGCTCCATTGATTATGCCTCCATTGACAGTTAGTGCTGTAGCTCTTGGGGCTGGATAATAATACTTGATTGTATTGAACAGAAAGGGGTCACAAATTGTGGCCCCTTTTTTTGATTTATCTTTGTCAAAAGCGTACCTATGATAGAATCGGTCAGAAGCACGGTATTATCGATACTGAATAAGAACAATTTTGGCTATCTCTCGCCAGCAGATTTTAATCTGTACGCTAAACAAGCGCAGCTGGAGATATTCGATGAGTACTTTAACGATTATAATTACCAGATTAATAAAGAGAATGTCCGCCAGTCAGGAACGGGCTACGCTGATGTATTGCGCTCTTTAGAGGAGGTTATCGATGACTTCTCTACAATTGTGAATTTTACCACAAACTCATTTGCTCTTCCCGCTGATTATTATTTAATCAATAAAATACTTCCTACAGGTAGCAACTATGAATTAGAGCAGGTGTCTAACTCTAAGATTAACTTACTGTTGGCGTCATCTCTTACGGCTCCTACGACTGGCTTCCCCGCTTTTGTTCAAAACGGAAATACAGCTACAGCGTATCCCGCGACCATCACGTCAGGTACGATTCAGTATATCAGATATCCCCTTCCTCCAAACTGGACGTACTCAATACTTACGGCAGGCGAACCTGTATTTGACCAAAGCCAAGCCGACTACCAAGACTTTGAGCTTCCTGATGACGACGAGCCTCGTTTGGTAAATAAAATTTTACAGTACGCAGGAGTTTCTATCCGTGAGATTGATGTGGTAAATTATGCGGTAAGTCAAGAACAAATCGCCGACCAGCAAAGCAAGTAATATGGCATACCTTACTCAGTATCAATACTACGAAAACGCAGGGGCTTCTCCAGAGGATGCCAATTGGGGGTCGTATCAATATGTCAGCTTACGAGATATCGTAACCAACTACCAGCTTATGTATAGCGGTAATAACGAGTTGGTAAACGAGAAGTCTCGCTATAAGATTCTATTTCACGCTAAGAGGGCCATACAGGAGCTTAACTACGATGCGTTCAAAGAGATTAAGGTATTGCAGCTTAATGTCTCTGAGGACCTTCGCTTTGTCCTTCCTAGCGATTATGTAAACTGGGTTCGAGTTTCTTTGTTTAGAAATGGAACGGTATTCCCTTTAACGGAAAACATCCAAATCACTAGCGCACAGGCGTACCTACAAGACTCAAATAATAGAATTCTTTTTGACGAGACAGGAGCCGCTTTAAAGCCAGAGTTCTCACCTATTGATACCGAAAGGCTTAACAGCACTTTAAGGTCAATGTACATCAACGAGAACAGCCCTTACGACGGAAACGAAGGCTGGTGTATTGATGGCTTGTGGTATTTTGATTTCCCAATTGGAGGCGCTGCGTTTGGTCTAAACACTGAAACCGCTAATGCCAATCCTACATTCCGTATCGACCCCAAGGCGGGCGTTATAAACTTTAGCTCGGCTATGTCTGGTCAGAGCTGTATACTAGAATACGTTAGCGATGGTATGGAGGGAGGCGATGACTCGTTAGTTACGGTCAATAAATTGTTTGAGGACTTTATCTACTCGTATATCTCTTATGCTATCCTCAACTCTAAGATGGGAACTCAGGAGTATATAGTTAACCGTTATCGAAAGTCTAAGACCGCTCTTTTACGAAATGCAAAAATCCGTATCAGCAATATCCATCCTGGCCGATTATTGATGAACTTGCGTGGACAGAATAAGTGGATTAAATAATGGGGAACGTCAAAAGGAACTTTATCAAGGGGCGTATGAACAAGAGCGTCGATGAACGCCTTGTCCCCAATGGAGAATATATCGATGCCTTAAACGTCAGGCTAGGTTCTACCGAAGGCTCGGAGGTAGGTTCTGTAGAAAACTCTAAGGGTAATACTCGCTTGACCACCTTGCAGTATCAGGGGGTAGATTTAAGTGATTCAGCTCGATGTATTGGGGCGTTCGAAGATGGCGTTAACGAAACTATATACTGGTTTATTCACGACTCTGCTAATACAGCATCCGTAACTGGGGTCGTTGATATAATTGCGTCGTTTAGAACGACAGACGAGGTGTTGACTTATCACGTTATCAGTACATCTGTCCTTAATTTTAATCCTACATTTTTAATAACGGGTGTAAATAAGGTAGAGGACCTGCTGTTTTTTACGGACGATTACAATCCGCCTCGTAAAATTAACGTAGTTGAAAACTACCCTCAGCCTATAGCGGCAACCGACGTTGACCAGA